TCACTCCTGATTAAGCTTCGCGCTGCCAGTGACATTAGAGCCTTAAGACTTAGGCTAATTAATATCGTAGTAAAAACTATATTTGAGAGTACTTAACCCGACGTACTGGGAGTTTTTGGAATACTATGACTGTATCACTTAATTTAGGGTGTCGAACCACGGCATCTAAGGATCCCAATATCCTACTTTTTAAGAGTTAACGCAGAAGTATGACCCATAGATCGACTAGGTCGAATCCATATATTGTGTTAGTATATTACACACAAACATTCAGCATCACACCCACATTTCTTATAATCATGAAGCAGTTCAATATTAGCGGAAACAAAGGTGAAAATTGGGAGAATGTGTCGGGCACCGTCCGTGCGCTAAGCGCAAAAATTATGGCAGCAAGTCGAGCTGCCTTCGAGCGATTTGAGTTTCAGATCTTATTTTATTATTTGATCACGTGCACTCTGTTGCTTACTTCTTTTGTATACATGCATCCAGCTGAAAAATGCTGCTTTGTATTTGTAATAGCACTCTTTTTGAGTGTCTGGAACTCATTTGTGTATGTGAGCCATTCCGAAAAGGAATATGCTTCGAGCAAATATGCTCGCAGAGAGACGTCCAAAGAAAAACAAAAGATTAGAAACTTGAAAAAAGTTTTAAAAACTTCAAGTCCTGAAAAAAGAAAACGACTAGAAAAGAAAATCGTTACATTAGATTCTCATTCCGAGATTGAGATCACAAAGTGGAGTCTTATCCAAGAAATCATTTTGAAAACATGTACCGATGAACACTCTCGTAAATTCCTGACTAGTGCCTTGTTGTGCTGTATCACTGTATGTAATACTAAGAACAATATTGGTGCAATCAGCTCCATTATGCAGTTTGCTAATTCCGAATTCGGATCGAACCAAGGCTGTGTTATGGACATTTGGAATACATTAATGTCATTGAACAACACCGAAGGTGCTGCTGATATGGATGCATTAATTAGTGAGAGTGAAAAGGAAGACGCCAATGATTGTGAAACATTCATTGCGCGAATTCAAGATGCACGAAATAATTGGAAATTGTTTCGTACATGTCCAGCTTATACCAAATTCCATGAGTTACTTTGCACTTTTGTTGCATGTGGCTTGATTGAAGGAAAAGAGTATGATTTATCTGTAGGCAATATTAAGATTTTTGCTGCAGATACGCGTCGTGAGACTATGCACGCACTTGATGCACTTGATGCTATCATTGCTTGTGTCACTTATCTTTTAGAGAGTGGAATCTACGCGTTTGCAAAGAAATCATTGAAGCCATTTTTGTTTGAGGACAAATTGGCATACGAAATCGATGAGGAATATGCAAGTCTTGCTCCTATGGTACAAACCATTTCAACTGGCAACTTAGAGAAAATGTTTGGCATTACTGATAAAGCTCTTGAAGAGCGCATCGGAAATCTAGGCAAGAGTATCTTACGTGCTAA